AATTGATAATTTGATTCCCGAGAAGGACGATACATATGTTCCTTTCGGTTTCTATTCCGATCTGGTAAAGATTTTAAAATCTGAGATGTTCTATCCTGCTTTTGTTTGTGGTCTATCTGGTAACGGTAAGACTATGATGGTCGAGCAAGTTTGTGCTAGACTGAAAAGAGAAGCCATTAGGGTCAATATCTCCATTGAAACCGATGAAGATGATTTGATAGGTGGTAATACACTTGTTGATGGTAATGTTGTTTACAGGGAAGGTCCTGTACTGACTGCCATGAAGAGGGGTGCAGTTCTCATTCTAGATGAAATTGATAGGGGTTCCAACAAGTTGATGTGCCTTCAGGCGATCCTTGAAGGAAAGCCTTACTTCAATAAGAAGTCTGGTGAAGTTGTCCATCCTGCTTCGGGTTTTAATGTGATCGCTACTGCTAATACCAAGGGTAGGGGTTCAGATGATGGCAAGTTTATGGGTGCTCAGATTTTAGATGAAGCATTCCTTGAGAGGTTCGCTATTACGGTTGAGCAAGAATATCCTTCTAATGCTCAAGAAAAGAAAATTGTTCTCAACAAAATGGAAGTTGCCAATTGTGTTGATGAAGAGTTTGCTACCAACTTAGTGAATTGGGCTGAAGTTATCAGGAAGACCTTCTATGAGGGTGCGATTGATGAGTTAGTTTCTACCAGAAGGCTTGAACATATTGTGAAAGCCTACGCAATGTTTGGTGATAGACTGAAGGCAATTCAGTTATGTGTCAACAGATTTGATACTGAAACTAAGTCTGCCTTTGTCGACCTTTACACTAAGGTCGATGAGGGTGTCGATCTCTCTACTGAAACTTCTGAATCAACTGAAGAAGAAGAGTTTTAAGATGAGCGATATAGATTACAAGTTCCGAGAGAACGAATTGATTTCCGAGTTGCAAACTTATATTGATAATACCTATGCGGGTCATTATGGTCAAGGTGGTTTGCAATCTTCGGAAGTCATAGTTGATCGTGGTAGGGGACTTGATTTTTTCTTAGGCAATGTAGACAAGTACAATGCCCGCTATGGAAAGAAGGGTTCTGCAAATGATCACCGTAAAGATATAATGAAAATATTGCACTATGCATTATTGGCACTTTACGAACATGATCGCCAGAACCCTGTGGATAACTCTGGTATGACTGTAAATCAGGCGTATAAAATTTCATATACATTACCAGAGTCCAGTTTGAAGGTGACTGAATAAACAACCTTCACCGACCCTCGGGACCGACTCTCTCACTCTCTCAAATGGTCCCGAGGGTCATTTTTATATAAATAAGTAGAGTGAATGAGTTTAACGGAGAAACGAAAAATGGCGTACAGATTTCAATATGTGCAAACTAGACCCAGTACTGATGTTGATTGGTATCAGTTTAAATCAGATAGTTCCACAGACTGGAATAATCAGGCTGATGAAACACTTGCTCTTATGACAGATAATGGAGCAACCAAATCGTTTACTTTTTCTGAAGATAATTTAACATGGACAGTCTTAATAGATTTTCCAAATAAAGCATCCGCAGATGCCTGTGCTACAGCAGTTATAGCGAATAATGCCTCCAAGTATAGTGGTAAAGATGTAGATGAACACCCAGATTTTGTTGCGTATAGAAGTGCTAATAGTTTAACTTTTGCTGAAACAGTAATAGGTACTGTTTAATAAATTTTTTACTTGACTTTTGTTCGCAAATGATGTATGATGGATAAAATTTGATAATTGTGATGGAGACTTTATATAATGAAAATATCAAACGAAACTTTGGAGATTCTACGGAATTATTCCACTATTAATACGAACATACTGGTTAGACCCGGTAATGTTCTTTCAACTGTATCGAATGGCATAAACATATTTTCCCGTTCAGAAGTAAAAGAAACTTTTGATCGTGAATTTGCCATATACGATCTCAACAAACTGTTGGGAGTTTTGTCTGTACACCCAGAAGCCGATCTTGAATTTACTGAAGATCGAATTGTTATTGCTGGTAATGGTCAGACAGAATTCTATTTCGCAGACCCATCTATTGTTACAGCCGCACCAGATAAGACTATTGAAGTCGATAATTACTGGTCGTGTAGCATTGATGCCGCTTTGATCAACAACTTAGTAAAGTTCGCATCTGTTCTTTCTGCACCCATATTGAGTGTAGTTAGCAAGAACGGTCGTGTAACAATCGGAGTTGGTGATCCTTCCACAGCCAAGACTGATAGTCACACAATAGAAATTGGTGAGTCACCAAATGATTTTGATTGCCGATTACCTGTTGAAAATTTCAAGGTTATTCCTGGAACTTACAATATGATTCTGAGCCAGAAAAAGTTTATGTATCTTGAGGGAACGGGTATTAAGTATTGGCTAGCCCTTGAACCCACATCACAGATATAGGAGATATTATGATCGAAGTCGGAACTAAAGTTCCTGATATTACTTTCAAGACCCGAGTTCGGGATGAGAGTATTGAAGGAGATAATCCATTTACTTGGCAAGATGTAACTACCGCTGATCTCTTTTCAGAAAAGCGAGTTGTATTGTTTGCTTTACCGGGTGCTTTTACACCCACTTGTTCTACATTTCAACTACCTGGTTTTGATGACTTGTATTCAGATTTTCAAAATGCTGGTGTTGATGAAATTTATTGCTTGTCAGTTAATGATAGTTTTGTCATGAACAAATGGGCAGACTGGGCAAAAGTCAGAAATGTGAAGATGATACCTGACGGCTCTGGTTTATTCACAAGTGCCATCGGCATGATGGTAGATAAAGACAATCTCGGATTTGGTTTTAGATCATGGAGATATGCTTTACTTCTTAATGATGGTATTGTTGAGCAAGCATTTATTGAACCCGGCTTTACTGATAATGCTGAAGATGATCCTTATGGTGAATCTGATCCAGCCGCGGTACTTAATTATATAACGGGAGAGAGTCCTGTTAAACCCAAAGGCAAACAGTTGACATTGGACCTAGAAGATGGTATAATGAACAAAGATAAACTTGGTGCCAATTAGGAGAAAATATGCGGAAAAAGAATGTTAATGAAAGAAGAATTGTTGCTCTGGAAAATTTAGAGAAGTCAGAGTTTTTTCCTAAGAAGATTAAGTCTGGTAGGAAAATGATTGATCGTTCTGAAGAGGCTTGGAACGAAAAGAAAGCCTATAACATTGACATTTTAGAAAAGAGGATTAGAACATGAGTGAAGAGTTTCTTTGGGTCGAGAAGTATCGACCATCAACTATCGATGATTGTGTTCTTCCTGATAGTATAAAAGAAAACTTTAATCAATTTCTTGTTAAGGGAGAAATTCCCAATCTTCTTTTGAGTGGTACTGCTGGAACTGGAAAGACTACCATTGCTAGAGCATTGTGTGAAGAACTTGGTAGCGATTATATTATTATCAACGGTTCTGAAGAAAGTGGTATTGATGTTCTCCGTACAAAAATTAAAAACTTTGCTAGTACTGTATCTTTTGAGGGTAAACCAAAAGTTGTTATACTGGATGAGGCAGATTATTTGAATCCTAATTCCACACAACCAGCATTGCGTGGATTTATTGAGGAGTTTTCACAAAATTGTAGATTCATTTTTACATGTAATTTTAAGAATCGTATCATAGAACCTCTTCATAGTCGAACAACCGTGATTGACTTTAGATTGCCAAAAGCAGAAAAGCAAATCATGGCTGGAAGATTCATGCAGAGAATGATGACTATTCTTAATCGTGAACAAGTAAAATATTCAGATAAAGTTCTCGCAGAACTCTTGATGAAACACTTTCCCGATTACAGGCGAGTGATAAATGAACTTCAAAGGTATAGTGCATCTGGAATTATTGACGAAGGTATTCTCAGTAATTTGGCAGAGTTGAATACCAAAGATTTGGTAAACAGTCTTCAAGATAAAGACTTCAAGAAGATGCGACAATGGGTTGCGAACAATTATGATACTGATCCTCAGGGCATCTATAGAAAGATTTATGATGCGTTGTTGGATAAGATTGATCAGCCAGCACACCTAGTTTTATTAATAGCAGATTATCAATATAAAGCGGCTTTTGTTGCTGATCAAGAAATCAACATTACCGCTTGTCTTACCGAGATCATGGGGAATGTTAAATTTAAATGATGCATCTGTAGAAGATGCCCATAGTATCGCTAGGAGTCTTCTAAGAGAGACTCCTTGGGTAGTATTTAATAAGCAAGATTTGACTATGCAACAAGAAGTTGACTTCTGTAGCATGATTGGAGAGTGTCAGGTAGTGCTTGGAGAGCGTTCTAAGCATATCGCAGTACATGATAACATACTAAGAGTCACGGGAGAACTAGATGAGGCGGGCGAACCTGGTCTCTTTGGGCATGAAGATGCACTAGACTGGCATGCAAATCAAGCCAGCAACCCTGATCGATCTCCATTGATCTTTTTGTATGCCAAGAAAGATACTAGAGGAAGCGTCACCAGTTGGATCAATATGATCGAGGCGTATGATGATTTATCTTCTATAACTAAAAAAGAAATAGAAGATATTCAAATCACATTGGGCTATAAATCTGGTGCGTATTCTGATAGTAAATTTTTTGTAGAACATCATAATGTGGATAAACCATTCAGATTGGTTCACACAAATGATGGTGGTCAAAAGGGACTTTATTTTCCATTTCTTCAGATTTTTGGAATGGTAGATAAAGATAAACATGAATTTGGGCAATACATGGAATTTCTAACTGAACATGTCCTGCGAGATAAGTATAGATATGATCATGAATGGAATGATGGTGATGTGGTTATTAGTGAACAGTGGTTAAGTATTCATAAACGCCATACATTTAAATTTATGCAAGATCGTCTATTGCATAGAATTGCCTTTGATTATAGTAGAGTTGAATTATGAGATACGCTATAGATTTTGTTGTGAGATTACTGAAGTTAATTCTATGGGTAGCCATAGCATTTTTAGTAATAGAAGTATTTCTGGCTATTTGGCCAGGATCAACGATGCATTTACAGATCGGACAACCATTAGAAGGAGCCACATGTGATGTCTTACTTGACTATATGGCATTTAACACAACGGAGAATTCGATCTTGCCTTACCGCGGCTAGAAATGCCAAGAATAAAGAGTTTCAAAAATTCTGGTTGACAACCGCTAACAAAGTAGCATATAATAAAAATGTGGTTTTAAATGATGAAAAGATTATGGAAATTATGGGCAATGTCCCTAGGAGAAAAAGCGTCGGAAGATTCCCACGAAGCGGATGCCGTGGCGATTATAAGAACGATAGTAGTACTTGTTAATTTCTTTACCTGTTTCTTTATTGTTTCGGGTGTAATAAGACATTGGGGTTGATATGTTAGATTTGAATATGAAGCCAAAAGAAGAGATCGATATCGATCAATTCAAAGTGAAGAAGAAAGCGATTAGTCCTTTTGATTTCGCAAACAGTATCAATTACACAAAAGAAGATTTGATTGTAGATGATTGGTCAGAGAAACAATACAATGCATTCATAGTTAATAAAGCATTATCATATGGTAAAGATACTGTTAGACTTGCCAATGAAATGAATAGTAGACCACACATCGATGGTAAATTACAGTATGATTTTCTCAGAAGTATGGTCAGAAAATCCAAAAGATATAACAAATGGTTAAAGCCAGAGCAAATTGAAAAACTTGATATTATCAAAGCGACATATGGATATAATGATATCAAGGCACAAGAAGCCATGCGCCTATTGAGTGATGAACAAATTGCTACATTAGAAAAGCGACTATCAAGAGGCGGATAATGACACTCTAGAGAAGAGATAATATAAATATCTACATAAACACCATATAATATTATTAAGGTAGAGATGTAGATATGAGTAGTGATTTCTTTGAAATTGACTTTCCTGGTTATGAACCATTAGAGATCAAATTAAAAAATGCAGATGACTTTTTGAAAGTGCGAGAAACATTGAGTAGAATTGGTGTAGCCTCTAAAAAAGATAAAGTTTTATACCAGTCTTGTCATATTTTGCACAAGCAGGGTCGTTACTTTATTACCCACTTTAAAGAACTATTCGCACTAGACGGTAAAGGCGCTGACTTTACTGAAAATGATATTCAGCGAAGAAATACGATTGCAAAACTTTTGAGTGACTGGGGTTTAATTGAAATACTAAATTCCCAAAAGTTTGTAGAAGACCAGGCACCACTAAGTCAAATTAAGGTGC